TATGGATCAGTTAGACAGCATAAATTTAAATGATCCAAATAGCGTTGCAAAAGTGACAGATTCATTAAATAGAGCACTTCAATATGTAAGTCATTCAAGAAATATAAGGTCTGAATGGGGAAGACGTGGACGAGAAATGCAAGAAGCTTCTCTATTGGAAGGTACATTAGTACAGAACAAACTTGACGAAGTATCTAAGTCATTAAGAGATGCAGACTCCGCTATGCTTAAATATATGGCAAATGGGGAACCATCACAAAAGGAGGTAAACAAGTTTCTTAAAAGTAGAATCCATCTAGGTAACTTGAAAAATGAGTTACAACTGATGAAGACTATTGAAGACCCTAAAGAGTTTGTAGATACTTTAATAAAGCTAGGAGGCAAGAATGGAGCACTACAAGGCAGAAACCAACCTGTGTCCTTAATTGTTGAGTATTATGCCAATGCTATTCTTTCTGCTCCACCTACACAGATTTTAGGAGCGTTGTCTAATTCGGTTAATATTGCGTTTCAGTCTGCTGCAAGGGCTGTAGGTGCATCTAGTCTTTCTGTGACACACGCAGGGGCAGCAGCAATGAACATGATGGAAAGAAACCCACAAAGGGCTTTAGAGTACATCAAATCTTCTGGAGAGTTTAAGGATGTAGCAAAAGAATATAGCTTACAATTTCTCAATTTAATGTCTGCAATAACTATGAGACAGAGAAAGTTCTCTGGAGTACTTGAAATTGCTACTAGAGCTGGAAGAGGGGATCAAGCAGGATTAACAGAACAAACTGTGCTGCAAGATTTAGGAAAAATAGACAATTTCACACCCTACGTTACTGACGATGTTACTCCCTTAAAAGAGATATTATTTAAGGCCAGAGAAGGAATGAATGTTTCAGTAAAAGCTATGGGTTTTGTTGATGAGTTTACTAAACAGATTAATGTCCGTTCGCTTCTTGCTGCTAAAAACCAAGTCAATTTTGGAAAAACCTTAATGAATGAAGCAGATGAAAACAAAACTGCTTTTGAAGTTTTAGGATTGAGCTTAGAAGAACTTAAAAAGCTTAAAATAGACCTTGGAGATAAAATAGATTTAGATGCTGTGTCTAAGTACGGCTCTACTGGTTTAAACGCTAAAATGAAAAAAGAACTTTTAGCTGTTTCTGAGGCAACTTATTTTGGAAGAGTTTTTACACCAGAAGGTAGGTTTAAAAGTGATGCGGAAATTAAAGTTGAAGCACTTAAAGAAACTACGGAACTAAACCCGAACTTAATGCAGGAAGACCCAGAAGGATTCAGAGCATTTTTTATAGATAACTATAACAAGAAACTTAAAGAATATACTGATCTAACTGACGAACTTGGTGATATGGGAGACTTAGGAAACTTCCAAGCAAAACTGACGAGTGCAGAGGACTATTTTAAAATGGGAGGAATGGACGTAGCTGATCCAGTTTCTTCTGTATTGAACGCTTTTGAAGGTATTGCCAACAGACTTGTTAAAATTAAATCTGGTGGTGGAACACCTCTTAGCGAAGGCATGAGGCTAGGTTTAGGATTAGGCGCACCATTTGTAAGAACACCTACAAACATCTTTAAAGAGATACACAAGACACTTCCGTTTTCTGAGTTTCCTGTTGTTAATCGGATTTTAGGACAAGGAACTTACGGCAAGATGATGTCAGGCAAGTTCGACCCAAAAGGTATTAGAGTTTCAGACCCAAAAATGGCAGAGATAAGAGGTAAGGCTATTTTAGGTGCTGGAATTTGGTCAGTAGGTCACGGATTAGTAAATAACTTTAACCAGCAAAATGATGAGGGTGAAAGAGTAATCATTACTGGAGCCATATCTAGAAATAAATCTATAGTTTCAGATTTAAGTAGTGACGGATTCCCTCCTTATTCAGTCATTTTTGTAAAAGAGGATGGAAAGGGTGGACAAACTTTAACTTCCTACAGCTATAACCGACTAGACCCAATAGGAGCTATCTTAGGTTTCCAAGCAGATTTGAGGGATTTAATTCACGATTCTGAATTTATCGTTGATGAAGAAGAAAGAGAAAAATCTACATCAGTTATTAGAGCATTCACACAAGCAGGACAAGAAGCACTTTTCAACTTAGTCACTAACAGAAACTATCTGCAATTAGCTGAAAGTATGACTAACGCTTCTAGACTTACGTCTTATGAAGTTTCAAGGATAGCTTCTGAAACTGGTGAGGGGGATCAGAACTCAGGACTTAATACCCTACTTATGGGTTATCAAATAGGAAAAGATATAGGTAAAGGATTTAATCCAG